TAGTGTTTGATTGCTAAGTTCTAATTTTTCATCAGCACCCTCAGAAATAATGTATAAATTTAAATTTCGTTTCATCGAGTCAGGATCTTTTTGAATAGAGCATCTTTTTATTGAGCCAAATTTAGCCGGCATAGAATATACTAGACTTTCGTAATCCGCTTGGGTAACTGCTCTATTTTGTGTTGGAAAAACATCGTATATCCTTCTTTTGACATCTTCTATTGTTGGGTTAGTTACTGTTCCGATTATGGCTGTTTCATTTGTTACTTCTAAAGACTCTCTAACAGTTGCGACTGTAACAGGCGACAAAGCTTGTTGATTATCAAAATCGAACACAGGAGAAGACACTCCGGTTATTCCGCCAGTCGGAACATTTGAATTTGACGGATTTGTAACTCTAAAAGATACAATTAATGTTGTGTTTTCGGGAACGATTCCAAAATTTTCATTTTGTAATAATCTAGTTGGATCAAAAGTAGTATCAGATACATAATCTTTGCCAAACAAATCAATTGCAACTTTTTGAGGATTTTTTACTATATTTTGATCGCCTTCTTTTCCGCTACCAAATTGTAAATAAGTAAAATTCCGATCTCTTTCAATAACAAATTTTCTTGAAACCAATACTGGTTTTAAAATTGATGGCACTCTATCTGATCTGTAGTTTTTGTTAGCAATTTCTGCATATACTATATCTTGTGACAAATAATCAACTTCATAATATCGATTTCCTTCTGAATCTATCACACTAATAATTTCAGCTATATCGGGGTTATTTAAAATTACTTTTTTAAATCTTTCATAGGGGCCAATTCTTATTCTTGTTGTTGTGAGAGCACCTGACACAACATTTCCATATGCTTTTACAGCATAAAAAGTAGGGGCGCCAGTTGCGTCATTAACACGTGCAACAACTTTAGGATGTTTTGGGTCGGCAAAATTTACATTTTCAGTTAAAATAAATGATAAGCCGTTGCGACTGGT